TTAATACAAAAGTTAGAAAACTCCTGTTTGATGTAATCTAAATCTGAAGTTTCTAAGGTGTTGTATGCAGATTTAAGTTGTTCTACAATTCGTTTTTGAAAACCCGTATCATCTAACTCGGATACTTTAACCTTAAATACATCTACGGTTGGAATCCTTCTATACTCATTGTAGTAATCTACAATCTCGGATACAATCCACTTATTAACATCTGATTCAAAGAATTTTTGGTGAATGATTTCATTCAAGTTGTCCAAAATTCTCACATCAGTTAGTAAAGAGGATATAACCTTTGTTTGAAAAGATTGTCCGTATTTTTCTAATGTATCTTGTCCTTGCATCTAAAGTAACCTAAATTTGAGTTCACAAATATACGAAATTTTTGTGAACAATCAAAACTATTTGTTAATAATATTGGTAAATGTTGAGTGAAGCCAATCATTTATATCTCTCCAATTCTGAAGGATTTTGTATTTGGTACCTACTCGGATGAATTGTAATTTATCAAATTCAATATCCTCTCCACTAAACCTATCAAGAATTTGTAATTTCTTGTTGGTTGGAATGTGTAAATCTGAGAGTTCCATGATATTACGATTCATTAAGATTTGCTCTTTATGTGCAAGAATATCATCGTATATCTTGATTTTACCCTTCTTATCTTCACACAGTTGAAAGAACTCATCAAAACTGATGTATCTATCCTCTTCTAACTCAGGGAATCGTTTAAGGAGAGTTTTTATACCACAACCCTTAATACCAGGAATGTTATCAGATTTATCACCATCCATTGTTCTATAAAGAAGAATGTTTTGTGGCCAGATACCAAATTCCTCCTTTACTGCTTCTCTATCGTAAGTTTTTTTCTTTGTAGGTGAAAATACTTTTACTCTATCTGAAACTAATTGAAGGAAATCTTTATCAGTAGATACAATTACAACTTCTTCATCTTCTTTCAAAACTTGAGTTGTTAAGTATCCAATCACATCATCTGCTTCGATACCATCGTAAATCATCGTTTGAACGGGAAGGTAATCTAAGACATCGTTTAACCAAATGAATTGTTGTTTCATTGATAAACGTTCCTCTTCTTCTGTCATCATACCTTGATATTGACGGTTTACTCGGAATCTATTTTTAGAACGATTTGCTTTATACCCCTCGTGAATCGTTTTCCTCTTCTTAGAACCGTCTTTACCATCAAAGGTAACTACTACCCTTGTTGGATTAAATTCACGAATTTGATATCCGATTGATTTGAGGGAACCAACCACCCCACCAGTATGGTCACCATCCTCGTTCATAGTAGGATTAACTGTCCATGACCTGATGAAGGTGTTGAGTCCATCAATAATTAGAACTCTACTATTCCTTTCTCGAAGGTGATTAGTTTCTCGTTCCTGTTCAACTTCGTTCAGAATGTTTTTGTAGAGGTCTTTCATCATGCAGTTGTTGTAGTAGTGTATCCATTTCCACCAATCAAACCGTTATCGTTCGATAGGTATTTATCAATCGTTTTCAATCTATCATCTGCATCTACCAACATTTGTAATGCTGATTCTGCATTCTCATAGAAATCACCTGTTGAATGGTCACCAATCCCTGCGGGATGTTTCTCCAACAACTCCAAAGTAAGGAGTGCTTTTGCTTTATCCGCTTCTGCGGATGCTCTTAACATATCTGCTAATTTACTCATAACTTATTTTTCTTCTGCACCTTCAGTATCAATTTCCATCGAATCGATATCTAAAGTATTTGATTTGTATTGTAGAATTGTTTCTTCACAAATTTTCTTATAAATTTGCTCTCTCAATTCATCGTTTTCATCCATTAGTGGAATAAAATCCTTTGATTGGAATTTATGAACTTCGCCTGTTTCGGTATCTACATACTCGTACCATGCACCACCTTGTTTTACAAGTTTGTTTTCTTTCATTACGGTTAACCATGAACCATAATTATCAATTCCTCTATCAAAGTAAATTTCAAAATCTGCTGCCCTTAATGGTGGGCCCATTCGGTTTTTGATAATCTGACAACGAACTTTAATACCAACTACCTTATCTTGTCCATTTACCTTTTGTTTGATTTGTCCCATGTTCTTCAATCTCAATCTAACAGAGGCATGGAAAGCAAGTGCTTTACCACCTGAAGTTGTCCATGGGTCACCAAACATAACACCCATCTTCTGACGAAGTTGGTTAGTAAATACTAATGCAATTTTCTGTCTACCAATCATATTGGTAATCTTTCTCATTGCTTTAGAGATAATGATTGCCTTATCGGTTGCGTATCCATCTTTATCATAATCAGAAGAGAGTTCGTTCTTAGTTGAAGCTGCTGCAACTGAATCTACAACGATGGTTACCATCTTATCCTTACTCGTGGTTCTTACCTTTTCAATAATAGTTTCTGCGAACTCAAAGATTTGTTCTACCGAATCTGCGGTTACATAAAGAAGTTTAGATACATCTACTCCGATTGCCTCTAAAAATTCTCTACTCACTGCAGTTTCAGTATCAATCATTACCGCAACACCACCTTGCTTTTGTGTTTCAGCAAGGAGGTGTGCAGATAATAATGATTTTCCTGATTGTTCTAAACCTGTTACTTCGGTAATTCTACCAACGGGTACCCCACCATATGGACGATTAGAAATTGCAACATCCAACATTGCTGCTCCTGTTGATATCCATCCATCTACATTTGTAGGTGCACTATCATCATCAAGGAAGAATGCAACTGTTTGGTCTTTGTTGAGTTTATTTAACTCACCTGCTAGTACCGATGCTAAATCGGCACTATCATCTTGTTTCTTTTTCGCCATAAGTGTAACTTATTAAGTATTATCCGTTGAATAAATCATCAAAAGCAGATGCAACGTCATCTAACTTTTTTCTATCTTCTACTGCAGGTTCAGTTGAAGGAGTACTCGGTGTACTTGCTTGAGCAGGTGCAGGTGTACTTTGTTGAGGAGATGAAAGTGTTTGTTCACTTACACTCTCTTCACCTTCTTCAGCAGTTGGATTTAACCATCCCTCTAATACATTCTTCAATTCATCGTAAGATAACTCTGAATAGATATCAGTAATATTGGTTTGACTCTCCATGAAGTTAGTTTGTACTGAACTATCTTCAGATAAAGGGGTTTGATTGGGTTTGATACGAATCGTAGTTACAGGGTAAGAAGTTCCTGCATCTTCCGCTGATACATATTCAATAGTAATATCTCTACCACTTGTTGGGTCAGTAATATCACCATAATCAGGGTCTGCGATGTATCCTAAGAGTTCTTGGTAAACAGTTTTACCGAATCCCCAAAATCTTACACCTTCGTTTTCTTCACCTCTTACGATGACAGGAACGAATGTTCTCAATTTTGGTTCCATTTTCTTTGCTGCTTTCCAATCTTCTTTATCACCCATTCTCTTCAACTTATCAGCAAACTCAACGATTGGGTCTGGTCTTCCAAATGAACTTGGAGACAAGTACGTTTTGTTGTTGATGTTGTAGTGAAAGAATAACTCGATGAAAGGATTTTCAGGAGAAAATTTGTAAGGAACGATTCTTACTTGATGTTTACCTGGAGTAGGTTTCCACAAATTGTCTTTGCGGCTAGTGTTGTTTTGTAGTTTGTTCAGTCTACCTCTGATTGCATTTAAATCAAGTGCCATAATTTTTAAATTTTAAAAGTTTAATTGTTTTATTGGTTTTATTTAAGTGTCTTTCCTACACCATATATAAATATCAAAAAACCTTATTTTTAGTGGACTTTTGAGATTTATTTGATACAAATATACGAAAAGTTTTCCACAATTCCAAA